CACATATGTTATTTTGAGGATCTATGTTCTCAATCATGCTTCTATTCTTTGTTTTATGTATTTAAAGATTACTTCTAAGCGTTGGACTGTGTCTTCAATATACTAGATTGTGTCTGTCCTGCTGCATCATGAGTGACTTTTGAACTATCAAACAGGTCATAAATATGGTCTCCAACTTCTATAATTGTCTCACACTCAGGATATCTCCACTCTATACTCTTTATTGGTTCTAATGTTGTGGGTTGATCATCTGCAGTTCCTGCATTATTTGGGAAATTCATTACAGTTTCACTTTTGAGCGTAACCTGAAGATTCTCCCTCAGACAGTTTATCATAAACGGTGCTTTTATTGTATATCTTCTCTTTTCATCCTTGACTTTTGCTAATAATCTTTGTGATAATTGCCTAAAATCTGAATATGTAAGAAGTTGAGGATAATATAACTTGGCTGAACGCCTGCCATATTTGGTTTCAGATGTAGAATCATTGTCTTTAAAATGTCTTTTGTTTGCATTAGTACCACCCTGAGCTATTGTCATTCCATATCTTATCTCATAAACATATCTAGCCCATATGTAATCACTTGAAACTGAGGCAGGACTAGTCCAACTAGTAGCGCTAAATGTCAAAGTTCTTTCATTAAAATCTATATCATATTTGCCTGCAGGAATAGCATGACCGTTAGCTCCACCACTTGCATAGTTTATTTTTCCCTGTACAAGAGTTACATTGAGTGGTGGAAAATCAAACTTTTCGGTTAATGCTGTGCCTGCAGTAACAGCACTAAGTTGTGCAAACCTTTGCTCTTTAAATTGATATTGCAAATCACCATAAAGTTCAAGATCATTAATTATCTTTGTATCATCTTCTCCCCTGTTATATATTTGATATTCTGTATCCTCGAATGTGTATCCACTATCAAGATCATTAGTTCCGTCTGAATTTTCTTCCCACACAAATGTCTTTGTAGGAAATGTCATGAACGACTTGTTTGCCAAAATTGATAACAGTTCCACATTTCTGACAAACTTTCCAATAGCGAGATATTTTCCATCATCACCACCATGTGATAATTCTACCTGTGCTGATATTGACGGAGATATTAGGTAATCAAAATCAGGATCTACATACTTGATAATCGTCTGCAGTATGTCACTTATTCCCTGACCACCGTCAAAGAGATTTTTTGTGTGAGAGGCTGGCTTTCCTATACTTGCATTTTGGACATCATCGTTTATTATATCAAGTGTAATCTCACTGTCCAGAATACTTCTAGACCTGCTTTTTATTTCAACCATTACATCTTTTAATTTATCCTTTCTCTTCCAAACATTGCCTGATACCTTCTGTGTCATTTGCTGAGCGCCTGCAGACTGAAGTATTTGAATATCCTCATCTGTCAAATATCCTCCACAATAAACCCTTATCTGAAATATGAATCCCTTAAAGTCATCAGCTCCAAGTCTGTCTGAACCTATCTTCAGATCTGTTGTGACCCTTGAGTTTGTTATTGCCTGTACTGTCTGAGTACAATTACTTCCGTCTGCCATATCATCAAGTGTAAGTCTTACCTTGCTATCATGGTCTCTGTAGAATCTTATACATCTTGTTGCTGCTAAAGCATCATGGTCTATCTTTCCAAGTGCTGTACTTACTGTATATAATGTACCATTTCCTGTGAATGTTGTACCGTCAAGTATTGCATAAATTACCCATTTACCACTGATCTGCTTTATTCCTATTTCAACACCATTAGTTCCGTTATGTTTTGAGAACAAAATCTGAGTCGTATTTGTAGGACTGGCATTACCATTATCCATGCTTTTGAAGTTTATTATTACATCAAACTGCTGCCTGAAGTCAATCGAAGCATCAGTCTTATCTGATGTTGCACCAGAACCTGTTGTTGACATATTCTTATCTGTGACTGTAATCTCCTGACCTGCTGTTGTAAAATTAAGCCCATAGTTTGTCCTATATGCTCTAGTGTTTCCTGCTGCTTCTGGATTTATATATGAGCCTTGCGTAGTTCCATCATGATGAAATCCAGACTCATCCCTTGTGCTTCCCTGAAAGTTCCATAAAGCAACAAGATATTCGAGAGAAACATCATCCTGAATATATGATACAGTATCGTTAACTGCAACTCTTACACCCACTGGCATTGTAATTTGTGCTGTATCTATAGCCCTAGAACCATCTCTGTTTACTATTGCTTTCACGATTGGATATTTTACTATATCAGTTGAACTCCTTTCCACTATTGCTTTTATTCTATCGGTCATGTCTAACTTGCTGCTGTTGTATGATAACGAGTTGCAGACACTCTTCCTACTCCATCACTGTTTACTGCTCTAACTTTTATTGCATATTCTGTGTTGGCAGAAAGTACAGGTAGATTAAATCCACCACTTCCTGCATAGCCATAAACTACCCTGTATGGTAAGTAATCATCTATTGAATTATTATTCCTATATAATATATCGTAGTGCGTTATTGAACTATTCCCTGTATGTGCAGGTGGATACCATCTCACCCATATATGGGTATGTGTTGAAACTGGTGGACTAGATGTTTCCACAGGATCTGTAAGTCTAACATTTGTTGGTGCGTCTGGTTTAGATCCCTGATAACTTCCAACTGCGTTTCCCTCTATAAACTGAACAGTACCCCTGAAAGTTGCTGGCTCTGACGACTGTGTTCTGAAATTAAAATCCCTTATGAATCCTTCCATCTTATATCTTAGACCTATCCAATCACCGTCTGCTGGGTTATCTGGATCTGCAGGCATTAATGCATCTTGAAACTCAACATAACTTCCTGATGATACTCCACCAGCAGCCATATTATACCTATTCAACCCATCTACGTCTAATGATCCATTAGCATCTACAGTATCAAAATTATCAAAAATAAGTATGTCAAATTTGTCCTCCATACTTCTTCCTATGAAACCGTCTGATTTAGAAAACCATTTCAATTGGTCAAACATTGTCTTTGTAGATCCCTGAGTTGCTCCTGACAAATTAGTGTTTGTAACTCCTTGGTTTGTTGCTTCATTTTTGACAAGCCAAGTAAGCTGGCATGTGTGTGTATTACCTTCCATTTTTACTAGTATGTTTTCCTCTCCACTTTCTTCTGGTAGAGGCATTGGTGATATTGGTGATGTAAATTTAAAATCTATACTATCAAACACTTTTACTTTGAAAACCATCTGTATTCCGTTGCTCTTATATTTTCTTAACCACATTTCTGCCATGTCTAATTATTCCCTCCTTTTCTGTTTCCCTTATTGTATGATGTCTCTACTGCTTCATCTGCTATTTGTTTCATCTGTCTCGTTGTTTCTTCTGCTGCTTCCTTATCCATATTTCCCTGCACAGTGATATTCACAGTTTGTGCGCTTGAATGTTGTCTACTTCCTGATGTTTTATCATATACTGATTTTTCGCGAATAAAGTCTGTTGCACTCATTATTGGTTCTGCATCCATTTCTATTCCATTACTACCGATTATTTTAAGATCTTTCGTTGCAGCATCTAATCCATCAGTCAATTTTTCTACTTCTATTCCTGCTTCTTCAAACAATGCTTTTTGTTCTGGTGTCATCACTGCAGCTCCAGTTTTCAAACCACTTGGGTCAAATCCTGCTGTGGTGTCCACAGTATCAGTTGGGCTGGTTGTATGCTGTCCTGCTTTGCTTATTTCTGTTTGAAACTTTGCATTGTCTGGATCAACGTCTTTTTCAACCTGTTGTAATAATTTTACTATAGCGTCTTGGTCTGATATTCCTGCTGCTGCTGCTAGTTTTTGTGCTGCAAGCTGTGCTTGTTGTGTTTCTTCTGATACTAATGCACCTGTTCCTGTTACTCCTAAATCCTCGGCTTTTCCACCAAAAACATCCAAAATCCAAGTAAGAAGTTTTACAACTCTTTCGCCCATATCATGACCCATTTGTTGCATCATGGGTAGGTATGTCTGATAGAATGGTATAATAAACTTTCTTAACAACATTATAAATATTGGTCTTAAGAAGAATCCGAAAAAATCACCTATTGGTCTGAGTATCATCATGACACCAAAATTCAACATCTTCATCATTTGTTTGAGCATTGGAGATGATTCTACTAATGCTTGAAATCCTTTCTTTGCTAATGCTGCTAATCCTAAAGCTCCTAATCCTATAGCTCCTGCTGCTTTCATACCTTTACCTCCACCTACTTTACCCAATATTTTTCCAAATTTAGTTTCAGCTCTCTTTGAAACATCTTCAAATTTTCCTTGTATTCCACCTGCTTGCTCTTTCTTTTGTTCCTCAGTCTGAGACCCAAATGTTGGACTTTTCATATCCATATTACCTTTTGCTCCTTGAAATTTAAATTGGTCTTGTGCCATATCTGATATCTTGCCAAATATTCCTCCACCTGCTGCTGATAATATTTTCATTATACCTCCTGAACTACCAGAACCTCCAACGATTGCTCTAAGCCAAATTCTTTTTGTCTTGAACTGATCGTCAAGCGTCATCTGTGCAATACTCATCTGTTTTAATCTCTTATGTGCTGCTTCGTTGAATCCTGCTTCAGTTGATTCTGCTAGAGATTTTAACCTAACACCGTTTGCTTCCAATAGATCCCTTATTTCACCAAGAACACCTGCACTACCTCCACCAACAGCTCCAGAACCACCCATAAGGTCTGATGGTCTTCCACCAGATCCTCCACCCATATTTGCAATAGCGTCTGTTAACACGTTTAGGTGTTCTGAATTCCTGTCAAGTTCTGCTTCTAAAGAAGCCATTGAGTCTTCTAGGCTTGATATTGATTTCTCATCTACTTTTACCCTAGCGTCTGCTAGAGTCTTTTTAAGTTTAGAGAGAGACTTTGAGTCTAAGTCTACGTTTACCTTGAATGTTTGTTTAGCCATATATAATACTGTTACCTTATAGTTATTTAAGTTTTCTAGGCATTTGTGGTGTACCACCTCTTGAACTTAATCTACGCTGTTCCTTATTCCAATTTTCAATTATAAGGTGTAAATATGATAGTTTTTGATTATCTACTTTTTCTTGTTCCCAACCGAACTCTTTCGCGAAGAAGTAGTAGATGCTTCCGAGATACTCAGATCTTCGTTGCCTACGAACGTTCTTACCCAGCCCTCTAAAAATGTCACTAAAGGGTAGTCCTTTAAAACCCCCTTCAATACTTGTTCGACCACACTAGTTTTGAGATTTCTTAACGAAGGTAAGCTTCCTACTTCAAACGGAGCTTTCTTTACTGTTTTTAACAGTATTGATTGTCTGTATTGAGGTAGGTTAACTTTTGGTTTCGTTACGTCTGATAAGTCTAAGCATTGATCGAGAATAGCCTCTAGCTCCCCAAATGTAAGGTCATCTTCATATTCAATGATCTCTTTCTTTCCCTCGTACTTTATCTCAAAGGTTTGTATCGTCATTATTAACTATCAGAAGTTAATGCTCTTTATAAATCTTATGATTACTCTTCTGCTGCTGATATAGAGTTGTCACATGAAACTGTGCATGATTTTACCTGCCATTCAATTTCTTCGAATACAGGTTCAACAGGCTCTATTCCTGTTATGTTAATATTTGTTGGTGCTAGACCACTTCCTAGTATTGTTATTGTTTTTAGGTTTGCTCCTGACTGACCATTTGTGAAAACTATTTCAAGTTCTATAGTACCTCCTACGGTTTCAGTAAAGTTTGTAGAAGTACCTGCACTAACCTGATTTAATACATTTTCTAATCTGGTTTTATCAAGCCATGACGCTCTGAATCTTCCAGTAATGTCAAATACTCTCCTATAAGATGATACTGCTTGGTGACTGTTAAGACCCCATAACATATCAGAGTTCTGTGTGAATGTGATATCCAAATCCTGAACTTGTGCTATTACAGCATCTGCCACTTTTAATCTTGCGTGCGCGAATGTGTATGGAAATTCATTTGTTGGTTTTGCTGGTGCGTTACTTCCTGTAAAGGTTGTCGCTGGTGCGTCTTCCTTACCATAACTCATATCTTGTGTTACGTCAACAGTCTGTCCTACTGTTGTAGATAATGCTAATGAATTTGTTATACAGCCCTTTAATGTTCTTACTATGTCACCAGAACCTGCGTCTGATGCGTCAAATGCTATTTCGACTGTTGCTGATCTCACGTTTTTTGGCTGACCGTTTGAGGCATGTGGGTATGAGTGTGTTGCAACTCCGTTTGATATAGATCCTACTGATGGTGTGCCATAAATTGCTCCGAAAACCCAAGGGCTACTCAGAACATAGTTCATTGAGATACTTCCCTGTTGCTGTCCATATGCGAATTTATTAGGCTCTATCTGGTTTAACTGTGCCAAATTAATCCTATTATTTGTTAAAGTCCAACTTCCTACCTTATCTTGCAAGCCAAATTTCTTATCTGCTGTGACTGCTGTTTGAAATGTAGTCTCATAACCATATTTTGCATATGCAAATGCACCTGTTCGTACCATTATATCATCTGATTATCCGTTTAAGGTTATAAAGATTTCTCATCATGGGTTATCTATCCTATATCTAGCGTTTACCACATGCTTGAACATGTTTCTTAACTGGTCATTCTGTGATATGGTTGATACTACAAGAAGATCAATAAAGCCTGTTCTTCGTATATTTGTCTTAATTATCCTTAAAATCTCCTTATTTACATTGTCTATCTTCTCCTGATTCATGTATGATCTAACTTCTATGGCTATATCTACAACATGAAGAAAGTCAGATCCATACAAACCAAAGTATTCTATAGACTCATTTTTAGGATATACCAATATCATGTCTCTCCTGTCGTCTATAAACCCTGCTGATTTCTCTTCCCAAATAGCCTTTATATCTGGTGTTTGTCCATCTGTCCACTCAGATTTTAGCATGCTTACCATATCGTTTAATGCTGTATAAATCGCAGAACTCATTTAGCCCTCTTCTCTACTCCTCTAACTAGTTGACACCTACAGCTTTTATGTAATATGAATGCCTGTCTTTCCAATCCAACCATAACACCGTGTTCCTCTAACAATATTTTATCACCGTCATCTGCTGTGCTTAGAGTATCATGCTCTGCCTTAAATGATTCACAGATATAACATACTTTTCCATCGTTTCTAGTGACAAAAGTTAACACTATTTCTTGTTCTATCTGTTCAGACAAAGCCTCTCCTATGTCATATGGTGTTGTTGTTCCTATCATGTTTATTTCTGCTGCTGTAAAATTTCCCTCAATCTCAATCTCGCCTTTTGAAGTTATTATTTCTGCAGTAGACCTTCCTAATTTTTTTGCTATTGGTTCTGCAACTTCTTTTATGAAAGCCTCTGCTATTTCAGAAAATAATCCCTTAACATTTGATAATCTCATTATGGTATCACGAAAGCTTCTCTACGATTTACTACACATTGTTCTATGTCTTCCTTCCATGCTTTAATCATATCTCCCCAAGACATTGAGTTACCACCTACTGGTAGTCTGTCCATTCTGAAGCTTGTTGTAAGAAGATCTATGGCTGTAAGTTTTACACAAATGTCTTCTATGTCATTTGGTACAGTTGTATCTCCTGAAAATTTCTCTCCACCATATCTGTAAGATATTCTAACCCTGTTCTTTCTTAAAATTGAAAATATAAATCCTCTAAGATACAATCTTCCATATTGATAATCCATGTTATACCATTGAGCATCTCCTAGAATATTATCATATGTGTCAGAAGCACCCTGCCATATTTCTATCTTGTCTCCCTCTGCTGCATCAAAATCATAAATATTTCTATGTTGTAGCCATAATGGAGTACCCCATCCAAAAGTATAAAGCAGTGGTAAATCATGCCTTTCGTTGTATATTTTTATTGATCTCCAAGCATGACCCATTCTTCGGTCAATCTCGTCCTCCTTCCTGTTGATGATTTTTTCAACCTGAGTCTTGTTAGGCGTGGTTGTTGCTGTAATAGGAACTCTTAGAAAATCAGCTACATCTTCTACACTACAGTACGTTGTTGCCATATATAATGATAAACTTGTTCGTATTTAAATTTGATTACTTGAATACTACCGTTATTTCAGCACTGCCTGTAACATCTGCATATATTCCACTTTCAAACCTTCTGTTTATCTGTACATATGTTCCCTGAAGTGCTGTGAATAATGTGAATTCTATTGTTCCACCTGCAGTAGTTCCATTCTTGAACACTACCTTGTCAGAACCAGTGCCTAGTTTTGTAATAAAAACTCCTACAATGACACCATGACTTCCTTTTATAAGTGTGTCTGAGTTAAAAGATATTACATTGTGATTTAGTTCTACCATATGTAACCAATATATTAATCCTTTATAAACTTTGTTAGAAAAAAAAATGGCTGTTTTTGGACGCTAGTAGCCTATGACTAGAAACTCGAATACTTTTGAGTTAGTTGCTGAGCTAGTGTTTACCAATTCTGTCATTGCAGAACCTGCTGAGCCACCTACTTCTAAGATTTTAATCTTTTCGTTTGCTTTGTCATATACCACTTCCCTTGAAATGTTAGAGTATGTTGGTATTACAGCAACGAGTGTAGATATCCTGCCCTCTTTGAGGTCAGCAGACACTCCTCCTGTCGCATAGTTATCAGAAGCACCAAAGGTGACTTTGATAGCATATACTCGCAGCTTTGATACTAATGCTGCTTGCCATGAGAGTGTTTTTCTCACGTTAGCGTTTGTCCAATCTTTTGTACTGATTGTTAATGCCATAGATATTATAAATATCTAAGACTTATAAAGATTACCTCCACTTGTCTCTTTTTCGGTCTTCACACTGTATACATTTTAATACGCCTTTATGATAGCCACATTCTTTGCATTTTAATGAAAAACTAAAATGATCATTCTTATTTGATCTTCTAAGAAGGTATATCATTAACCCTCCGATTATTCCCATAATAATAATGTATACTAACATTAATTATATTATATAAATGCTTACTTATAAATTTAAATAAAAAAAAAGGTTTGGATATAAACTTCTATAGTTTAATATCTCTAATTTTTCCCTGTGACTTGAAGTGTCTACAAACAGTTTCTCCCATAGTCCTGAATACACCTTTCTCAACAAATGCGTTGTTGACAAATGGATATGCTGGACTTCTGCGAGTTGCCTCATAGTATTCTGTTGGGATTGCGATCTGAATTCCAATTCTTGGATAACCATATCCCTCTGCATCAGATGTATCAAATGCAAACAATCTTCCTATTTCGGAAGCATCGCCTGAGTCGCTTGGTGCATCTTTGCTTGGAATGA